GTAAAAAATGCTAATATACTATTTTAGAAATTTAATATTAACTATATTTTTAATACTATTATATTCTTATATTTCTATTTAAACTTATAATAGAATAATAAGAACGAAACGAGAACGAATAGAGAACAAAAAATATTCTACTTATACTAGAATTAATCGTTTTTTTTCTTTTAATTTCTAAAAAAATAAACTATAATTCTATTTAATTATTTAAAAAGAAATATTTTTTTAAATATTTTAAGAATAATTAGAAAGCGAGAATAGATAAATAAAACGAAAAATATATCTAATAAAATAGTCGAGAATAAAATAGCTTTATCGTTTAGAGAATACGCGAATAAAAAAATTTTATTTAGATTATTTAATAATAAAAGAGATAAAACGAAGTCTTTTTTTATTTACGAAAAAGCTAGATTTTCTACTACTATAGAGAAAGCTTTTAATAACGATTATAGAAAAATCGATATAGAATACGATACGACTAAAAATAATAGATTTAAAAAAGTTAATCTATTAATCGATTTAAATAGTTATTTAGATAAAAATAAAAAAGACTTATATTTAGACTTATTAAATTCTAATAAAGAATATATTAAGACTAATAAAGTATCGAACGAAATATTAGAAAATATTAAATATTTCGAAAATAAAATTAATAGTCTTTAATAGACTTTAATTTAAAAAGACTAGCGAATTAATTTTCGCTAGTCTTTTTTTTTATTCTTTTTTTTCTTAAAGACTAATTAAAAAAAACTAATCTTAAAATAAAAAACTAATCTTAAATAAATAGTATTTAAAAATCGTATTAAGTTTAAATAAAAAAAATCGTATTAAGTTTAAAAAGCGAATGGGCTCTTTCTAGGGAGAAAGATAGAGAAAGAGTGATGAATGAGTTAAATGTATATAAATTTTATAGCTGTACATTTTGCTTTTTAAATAGTAGCCTACGGAAAAAATATAAGGAGTATCTTATGATTTTAAAAATAAAAAATAAAATTAATAGTTTAGTGTCTTGGCTTAAAACTTTTAATGTATGTCAATATATACCTTTTTCTTCAAAATTATGGAAAGACGGAATGTGTCCTTTATGTAAATCAACTGGCTGGAGCTGCGGAATAGTAATAGCTGTTATTATAGCATTAATCATTTTTCTTTCTTAAATTACCGAATTAAATTATTGGAAAAAACTTTAGATTTTATAACAGTGAGTATATGCTTGTTGTTAATGGGAGTAACTTTAGCTCCTATTTATATAGTGCAGCTTATACTAAAATTGTTTAGATATGCAAGTTTATTAATATCTTGGATATTAGAAAAAATAATTGTATCACTGAACCTAATTACTGAATATTACGGAACTTTAATAGTTTCTTTACGAAATAAAAAGTAATTTAGGTGCTGTTTCACTAAACGGTAGGGAGACTTACTAGAAACAGGGAGGACGGTGGGCAAATATTTTTGTTTATATATTCATATAAACAGAATAAGGTGAATTATGTCCATATCAGTTTTACTTCCTACTCGTAAAAGAATTCCTTTAATTAAGAAATGTACAGAATCATTATTAGATAATGCTAAAGACCCTAGTAAGATTCAATTAATTTATGGAGTAGATGACGATGATAAGGAAAGTATAGATTTTTTAAAAGATGTTAAACATCCTGCTAGATCAGTAATTAAGTTTAAAAGATTAGGTTACGAAAATTTACACAGATACAATAATGCTCTCTCTGTATATGCTCAAGGTACATGGATCATGATCTTTAATGACGATGCTATAATGCAAACTAAAGATTGGGATTCAGAAATAGGAAAGTTTGATGGCCAGTTTAAATTGCTCCGGGTAAAAGAATCAACTGATCATCCTTACAGTATCTTTCCTATTGTACCCTGGGATTGGTTTAGATGTCTAGATCATTTAAGTTTACATGGCCAAAATGATGCGTGGCTCTCAGAGATTGCTTATATGTTAGATATCATGCAAGATGTAGGAGTTAAAGTTTTACATGATAGAGCTGATATAACAGGAAATAATAATGACGAAATTTTTAAAACAAGAGTTTATAAAGAAGGAAACCCTAAAGAAGAAGGAGACTTACATCATCAGAAAATGATAAATCAAAGATTTGCTGATGCTTCTAAATTAGCGTGGTATTTAGATAAAATAGGACAACCTTCTTTACATTGGCAAAAAATTGTTAAAAAAGAAGTAGAACCTTTTATAAAATTAACTAAAGCTTTTGAAGATTATAGATTAAAAGGAGCAGTAGGACAAGGATTACAGAATGCAAAAACTCCAGATCAAGGAACAGTTAAAGTCAGCTATTCAGATATACAAAAAAACCAAAGATAAACGTGCAGGTGAAGTAGTAGAACATTTAAATAAACTTCTTTCTACTTCTGAAGCTCGAAAAACTTTATTACAATATGCTAAACATATATATCCTGGCTATAAGGATCCTGCTCATATAAGATTAATTGCTCAAAATCTAGAACTTTTAGAAAAAGGAGAAATAACTAGACTAGCAGTTTTTATGCCACCAAGACATGGAAAATCAATGTTATGTTCAGAGTTCTTTCCAGCTTGGTATCTAGGAAATAATCCTAATGAATTTGTTATACAAGCTACTTATGCTCAAGAATTAGCAGATGACTTTGGACGAAAGGTCCGTAATCAAATTATTAGTCCTGACTTTAACAAAGTATTTCCACAAGTGGGCCTTCGATCAGATTCAACTTCTGCTAAACGATTTCATACAATGCAAGGAGGAACGTATTCAGCGGTAGGTGCAGGAGGAGCAATTACAGGTAGAGGTGCGCATTTATTAATTATAGATGACCCGATTAAAGGAAGAGAGGACGCAGAGTCAGAAGTTCAAAGAAAAAATTTAATCGAATGGTATAAGTCAGTCGCTTATACTAGATTACAGCCAGGTGGAAAAATAATTATAATTCAAACTAGATGGCACCAAGATGATTTAGCTGGACATATCTTAAATGAAAGTAAAGAAGATTGGAAAATTTTAGATTTACCAGCTATTGATTCAAAAGGAAATGCTTTATGGCCTGAAGCTTATTCGAAAGAAGCTTTAGAACAAATTAGAAGTACAGTAGGAGAAAGAGTATGGTCAGCTCTTTATCAACAACAACCAGCTGCTGATGAAGGATCCATTATTAAAAGAGATTGGTGGAAGATATATCCAGAAGATAAAATTCCAACTTTATCATATGTTGTTCAATCTTATGATACTGCTTTTAGTACAAAAGATACAGCTGACTTTTCTGCATGTACAACATGGGGAGTTTATACAACTAGAGATAAAGAAAATAAACCTTACGCTGCATGTTTATTATTAGACGCATGGAAAGAAAGATTAGAATATCCAGATTTAAGAAAAAGAGCACAAGATACTTATGAAAAATGGTATCCCGATCAAGTATTAATAGAAAAAAGAGCTTCAGGCCAGAGTTTAATACAAGATATGAGAAGGTCAGGAGTACCTGTAATTACTTATACTCCCGATAGAGATAAAATATCCAGAACGCACTCGGTAGCTTCAATGTTTGAAGGTGGATTAGTGTTTACTTTAGATAAAGATTGGACTAAAAGCGTCATAGAGGAATCAGCAGCTTTTCCTTATGGAAAGTTTGATGATATTCATGATACGTGTGTACAAGCTTTATTGCGTATTCGTGATGGCTTTTTAGTCGCTCATCCTGATGATCCCGAAGATGAAGATTATGAACAGAGGAAACAACGCTATAAAAACAAACATTATTACTCTTAATAAATATAGACCTATAAAAAAAAAAGTTCCTAGTCCTAAAGAGATTGAAAAAGCACAAGATGATCAAGTAATACAAGCTTTTCATGATGCATGTATCAAGATAAGTGATAAAGTAGATATAAAAGGATATGCTCTAGTAGCATGGGACGAGAAAGGAGTTCCTTGTTTATCATGGTCTACTGGCCATAATAATAATCCTATTAGCGAAATGTTACTTCCGACCTTTACACAGAGTTGTTTTCAGTCTATATTAAATAAAAAATTAAGTACAACGGAGGATTTAAATGAGTAACCCATTTACTAGACGAGGCACAGAACCTAATTATACTACTGAAAACTTCAGTGTAAAAGATGTTAAAAAAGCTAATGCTAGATTTTATGAAAAAAATCCTGGATGTATCGAGGATGCAGCGATGATTAAGAAAGCTATGCAAAATCCAGATGATGAAGTAGTAAAACAACAAACAAGACGTGAAGAAGAAGCAAAAGACTTTATGAAAAAAATAAATATAACTGGAGGAATATACTAATATGACAAAACGTAATCCACCTATTCTTCCACCAGCAGATCCTTTAGGTTCTGATGAATGGCACGATATTCAACACTCAGTGGGTGCGCTTGATACACAAGTAAAAGCTAACGAGAAAAAAAAATCAAAAGAATCAAGTTCTAATTCTTATGCTAGTGAGAATAAGAAAATGATTAAAAAACTAAAGGGGTAATTATGACAGACGAAAAAGATTTCAAAGAAAAATTTGAAAAAGCTACTGAGAAAGTTATAAAAGATAAAGCTAAAAAAATATATCCAGTTTCAAAGAAAGATATAAAAATTTTAAAAGAATCAGGTAGTAATTCTTATGCTAGTGAGAATAAAAAAATAATTAAATCTTTAAAAAAAGATTAATTATGTCAAGAAAAGAAAACGATGATTTCGTAGCAACAAAATCTGAAAAGACTTTTGATGATGATGGTAACACTCAAGTTGCTAATGCAAAAATAGATAATAAAAAATCTTTAAATATTATTAGACAAAAAGGTATTAAAGCTAAAGATTATCCCGGAGTTTCTAAATATTTAAAAAAACCAGCTAAAGTAATTAAAATTAAATTAAAATAAGTAAATGGCTCGAATAAAGTTTTTAAACTTTACTCCTCGAGATAAACCTCCAAAACGTCCTAGACGACATAAAAAACGACTTAACAAACACGAGAAAAGGTCGTATAAGAAATATCGTAGACAAGGTAGATGATATGGCAACTATTAACGACTTATTATATAATTATCAAGACACTAATGAATTCGTATGTTCAGATGGACGAATGTCAGTAAATGGTATTTGTCAAGTAGAACAACCTGATAGTGTAGATACTTCTAAAATTACTAAAGAAATTATAGAAACTTCTAAAGAAGGTAAAGATGATTGGGAAAAAAATAAAGAGTGGGAAGAGAAAGTAAAACGAGATAAAGTATTAAAAGATTTAGAAGGAACTCCTGATTATTATCCAGATTTAGGAAAAGAAAAAGGAAAATTTGAATGGGAGTTTGATAAAGAGAAAAAAATTGATGGATATAAAAATACAGTAAATAATAATATAGCTGCCTATAATGGTTGGGTAGAAACTAATTTAGGAATACCCGCAGGTGCTCAAAATGTTCTAAGAGTAGGAGGAAGTGCAGCAGCTCTAGCAGGAGGTTCTGGTGCATTAGCAGTAGTAGCCCCCTGGGCAATTCCAATCCTTGCAGGTGGAGCTATTAATAAAGCTGAAAGAGAAAGAATAGAAAAAATAACTGATCAAGATAAACAAGGCGAAATTAGTACGATAGATATGATGACTTATAATGCTCCGCAACCAGGAGATGAGGGATTTAATATTCATAAAGATGAACCAGATTTTAGAGGTACTAATCAAGATCAAGGAGTTACTTCTGATGCTGGATTTGATCAATCAAGTAGTAGCCCAACAAATGTAGGAAATCCTTTTGGTTATTAAAAAAGGTATTATTTCTAATTCTTTTAATTTTATAATTTTTGTTATATAACTTTTTAAAAAAAGGTAATTTATGGCAAAAAAATCATCTGCATCATTAGTGAATGCTTCTTTAGGTATTAGACTTTCTTCTCATGAAAAGTTATGTGCTGAAAGAATGAAACAATTAATTAAAGCTATCGATGAATTAAATAAGAAAGTTTCAAAACTTTCAGATGATGTATCACGAGGTAAAGGAGCTGTTGCTGTATTAGTTGGTATAGGAACTATTATAGCAGCTTGTATTGGCTTTTTTAATTTGAGGTAAAAAATGTTAGAAAAATTAATGACTATGCTAGTTGGAATTTTATTAGCTCTAGCAGGTTGGAGTTTATCTAGAACTTTTGAACTCTCAACTATCCAGGCAGTACATGAGGATAAAGTCCAGAAACTTGAAAGACAAGTTATAAAACTAGAAGATAAAATGGATAAGATGATGGACTCTGATGAAGAAATTATGGACCAACATAAAAAATTATTTGAAAAATTAGAACAAGGAAATACAGGGTATAGTTACAACTAATGGCACTTAAAATTTCAGAAGAAGCAGCTGTACAAATGCCGATGAAGACGGTAGCTTCATTAATTACACTTGTTGCAATTGGAACTTGGGCTTACTTCGGTGTGATTGAAACTCAAAATAGACTTCAAACTCAGGTAGAGTTAATGCAAAAAGATTTAGTAGAGAACACAGCATTTAGAATAGGCTGGCCA